TTAAAGCAAACTATCATTGAAGAGTTGGAACAGGTGAAGCAATATAATATGGATAAAGATAATCGTAAAGAAGTTATGCCAAAGGATAAGGTAAAAGAACTTATAGGCCGTTCTCCTGACTTCAGTGATACATTAATGATGCGTGAATGGTTTGAGTTGAAACCGAAGTTCGTCGTAGCGGTTGCGTAAATAAACAAAATGAATTTAATTCAACGTTGGATATTAGGTAAGAAGTTGGCGGATCAATTAGAGCAAAAGGCTGCGTCAATATACCAACCAGGGGTAAAATATTTTATTAATAATGGGCGTATTGTTACACCCACAGATAATAAAACGACTTATATAACAGAGGGGTATAATAAAAACGATATTGTTTATTCTGTTATAAACTTGATTTTGGATAAAGTAATTCTGCCTGAATGGAATTTATTCAAAGTAGTTAATGAAAGTTCTTTGAAAGAGTACCACCGGTTAATGTCTATAAAGAATATTACGGGCCAGCAGTACAAGAAGGCAATGCAGCTAAAATATGAATCGTTGGAGCCCTTAGAAAAATTTAATCTTCAGCAAGGTAAACTGAAGGACTTATTAAAATACCCAAACGATCAGGATACTATACAAGATCATAATAGGTCATTGATGGGGTATAAGTTACTTGTCGGTGATTATTATGAATGGAGTGAAACACTTCAGGCGGGAGCAAATCAAGGCATCCCAAATATGCTGTGGTGCCTACCGGCTCACTTGGTTAATATAAAAGTTACAGATCAGTTTCCGGCTAGGCCATCTTCTTATGAGTTGTTTACATGGAACCAGCAATTCACTAAAGAAGAGATTTTGCATGAAAAGTATTGGAACCCAAACTGGAACATAAATGGTGAGCAATTGTATGGATTTGCACCTTTGAGAGCATTCCTTAAAAACCTTATTCGTAATAATGCGGCGAAGGATGCTTCAGCGGCATTGTTCCAGAATAAAGGATTAGAGGATATTATTTACATGGATGACCAACGGTTCGATGCAGAGATGGGGTTACAACAAGCGCAGGCATTAAAAATTAAATTATCCGAGAAAGAATATTCTGGTCCTGAGGCGCAAGGTAAACATGCGATAAGTGGTGTCAAGGTTGGTGTTGCTAAGTTAGGATCCACACCTGTCGAGCTTGGCATAATTGATTCAGAGAAATGGGATGCTATAATGTTTTGTAATTGTTATGGGGTGCCGCCAGAGTTATTAGGGCTAACGCAAAAGACTTATAACAACGTTAAGGAAGCAGAGAAGGCATTAACTACTCGTAGCGCAATACCATTACTGAATTCTCGTCGCAATAGTTTAAATAGAAAGTTTCAATCTGATTGGGGTTTTAAAGGTCAGAATGTTTATATAGATTATGAAACAGATTGTTTTCCTGAATTGCAAGTTGATATCAATGAAACAATGACAGCAATAGAAAAACTGACAATGAGAACGCCTAATGAAGAACGTGAAGCAATTAACTGGGAAACAAGACCAGAACCAGAAGCAGACGAAGTATGGGTTAAGACTTCTGCAGGTATGGTTCCTTTGAGCGATTACCAGGCAACATTAGTAGAAGAAACATTAAACGCACAAGCCAATGGTACAGGAAATGGACAGGTCGCCAACAATGGCCAAGCGGCAAATAACGGAACAGGAAATGCAAAAACTCGCAGCAACGGAGTTCCCTATTCCAAAGAATTGCTGTCCTGAGAAACGGCGAAGATTATTGAATCTGAGAATAGGTTTTGTAATGATGTTAAAGAAGCAACAAGAAGGTTTAAAATATAAATGAACTACGAACAAATAAATAGAAAATTCGAGATGCTGTTTTTTAAACCAGTATCTAAATCAATTCAGAAGCGGGTTGATGAAGTAATTAATACAATCAACTCTAACGGAATACAAGCCGGGATCACATACTTGAATAATAATTTAACCAACCCAGAACTATCTGCTGAAATAAAAAGATTGTACAAAACAGTAGGATTAAGACACGCAAATGAAACTACAAGGGACTTGAAGCGGCAAGAGCGGGGGAGCAAGTTTAGCATAGTAATGATGGAAGAAAAAGCCGGTTTCGGCTTCAACGCTGAATGGGTTCAATTCATAATAGATTATTTACAAAGACATTTTATTGAGAAGATAACATTTAATGTTAATAGAACATTACGAGATTATTTACTAGGTCAGCTTAACCGATCAATTACCGAAGGAATGGGTGTTGATGAAACAGTACGCAATCTAAGTGAATCAGGATTTAGTGATATGCAAGCGGCCAGAATAGTAAGAACAGAGGTTAACACGGCTGCTAATGCTGGCACATTGGCCGCTGGTGAAACATACGAATATCAAATGCTAAAGACATGGATTGCGGTGCATGATAACAGAACGAGAGGTGTTGACCCTAAAGATCATGCTTCTCATATTGGATTAGATAAAACGACTATTGATTTTGAAGATGTATTTGTTGATCCTCGTAACGGCGATACATTAACTGCGCCGGGCGATCCAACAGCAAGCGCAGAGAGTATAATTAATTGTAGATGCAAGCTAGGATTAAAACCTAAAAGAGATCGTAACGGAAGATTAATACCTAAGAGACAGTCAACAGTAGTAATATATCCTAGTAGAAGGCCAAGACAACAAGTGGTAACAATATAATTTGAATAACATGAAAGATATTTATTCTCATAAAGATTTCCATATATCAACACCTATACAAATTAAAGATGTTGATGGGAAAAAAGGTATTGTAACTGGTTATTTTGCCGATTTCGATACTTTAGATAGTGATGGCGATGTAATAAAATTGGGTGCATTCGCACGAAGTATTGCAAACTCAGGCCCTAGTAGCGCAAAACCAAGAATAAAACATTTGCTTAATCATGATCCATCTAAGCCATTAGGTGTAATAACAACTTTGAAGGAAGATAAGAAAGGGTTGTATTATGAATCTAAACTAGGGTCACATTCGCTAGGTATGGATTTTATAAAAATGGTTGAATCAAATCTTATCTCTGAGCATTCAATAGGCTACCAAACTAAAAAATTTAATCAGGTCACTTCATGGGAAGATTACAAAGAAGGTGATATAAGAAGGGAGTTAACAGAATTGAAATTGTGGGAAGGATCCAGCTTGACATCTTGGGGAGCAAACCCTAATACGCCATTGACAGGGTTAAAGAATGAGATTGAGATAAACAAATTAATTAATCAAGCAGAAGCAATAGAAAAATTTTGTAGTGAATCAAAAGCTACTGATGAAACTATTGAGACGCTTTTAATCTATAATAAACAACTTTTAAAAATCATCACTGATTTAAAATCCACTCGCTCGTCTGACGACACCGACCCGGATGATCATGATGATAATAAACCAGCAGACCCGGTGAAAAAATCCACTCTGCCAGAGGTTGTTGAATGTCCAACTTGTAAAAAGGTTAATTATAATTCAAAAGACGGTTCAGCTATTAAATGCCGCAATTGTAATAAAACTTTTGTTCCAGGTGTGGAGTATGCTTTTATTTTTTAAAATTAAAATTATTCAAAATGGCAGACAATGATGATGTAATTAAAATTAGTGGGCAGCAACTTCAAAAGATGTTCGATGCCCAAAAGGGCAGTCTTGAAGTAACTATTCAGGATAAAATAGGTGGCCTTGTTATAGATATGGAAACTTTAAAACGTTTGCAAGAAACGGGTGCGGCTAAAAAAGAAATTGATGGCTTGAAAGCTGAGATAACAACCAAACTAAATGATCATGGCGCAATTTTGACGCAAATGATTGAAGATGCAAAAAAGAATCAGGCATTACTTGATGATCTGGCATCTGACAGGCAAAAAAGAATTTCAGGTAAAAATGCAGAAAAACCTGATTTTAAAACTGCATGGAGTGGCGTAGTAGAACAGTTTAAAGAAAGGAAAGATGAAATAAATAAATTAGATTTTGGCCAAAAGATCAGTTTCAAGCTCGCCCCAAATGCAATGGACTTTGAAGAGAAGGCAATCATGACAATTGCAAATACAACTACCGGTATAGGCACGACTACGTTCAATGACAGGCTTGGACTTTTACCTGCGCAGAAAATTAATTTTCGTGATATGCTTTCAACAGCACCATCAGACGGAAATGGAAGCTATGTAACATATCGTGAAACAAGTGCTGTGCAGGTTCCGGCAGCACAAACTGAAGGATCTGCTAAGGCAAATTTGCAATATACCTTTTCAGCTATAACGGCTACATTGAAATATATTGCTGGTTTCGCAACGTTTACAAAGCAACTTACATTCAATTTGAATTTCATGCAGAACAAGCTTCCGCAAATGTTGCTTCGTGATTTTTATAAAGCAGAAAATGCGTATTTATTTAATACGCTTGCTGCTAATTCAACCGGTACAAGTACCCCGGCTGGTACTTTAGCTAAAGCAGATGTAGAAGAAATTTTACAGGTGATAGCAAGTCAAAGAGGGCGCAACTTCGATGCGAGTTTTGGAATTATTGATTGGTCTGAGTGGCAAAGAATATTGGCGACTAAACCTTCGGATTATTCTATCCCTGGCGGTGTTCTCATTGATGCTAATGGTATCATAAGGATTGCGGGTATGCCAATTGTTCCTGCAGCATGGGCACAAACAGATCACATCCTTGTTTATGATTCTTATTTCTATGAGAGAGTAGAGGGCGAGGCTCTTGCTGTAACAATTAGTTATGAGAACCAAGATAATTTTGAAAAAAACCAAGTCACCATGAAAGTGGAATGTTTCGAAGAACTCAACAGATTAAGAGATGATGCTTCGATTTATTATGACTTCGGAAATAGCTAATACTTATTAATATTTAAATAGTAAAACTATGCTAACAGTAACACACAATCCGGGGACAGCTAACCCTAAACCAGGGGGAGCAAGTTCTACGAAATGACAATTTAAGGGGCTTGAAATATAGCCCCTTCTTAAAACTTTAAACAAATTAAAATATGTCAAGAAGATATTCAGTAGTTCATGAAACCGCTGCCGGTACTACCGTAACGATCTTACAGGTAAATGCCGCAGCTACAACCACAAGGGGGTGGATCTATGATATCATCATAGGTTCAGACGCTACGCCAGCTGACGTGGCTACGCAGTTCGATGTTCAAAGAGGTACTGTATCTGGGACAGGAACAGCAGTAACTCCAAGAGCGTTAGATCCTGGCAACCCTGCGGCAATCTTTGCTGGTGAAGGTGGAACTTTCACAGGGCAGACAAAGACAGCGTCAAGTGCGATGTTAAGTTTTGGTTTAAACCAAAGAGCAACTTTCCGCTGGGTAGCAGTACCGGACGGAGAAATTGTTATCCCGGCAACGTCGGATAACTGGGTAGGTGTTGAAAGTGTTGCTTCAACTGGTACACCAAATACTAACTGCACGATCAGTTGGCAGGAGTAAATTAATAGCAGGGTGTATGGATATGCCCTGCTTAATATAATTATTACTATGATGAGTCCAAGTAAACGAAAGTATGAACTTGATGCGTCTATAACTACCTATGGTAATAGAATGGCAGTAGGTATAAACATTCCATTGATGAGTATGAGTTCGGATACCGAAGGTGTTGTAGAAAATGAAGAAGGAGAATTTCGTGCAATGGCAACTATAGAAATGGATCATTATAGGTTAAGTTCAGATGTAATAAGTCTTAGACTTGATGGGGTACGGTTATCACCTGATGAAGGATCAGCAAATGATTTGATGAAAGTTTTTAACGTGCAATCATGAGAGCAGACGAAGCATTGATATTTGAAGGGTTAAAAAAATATGAGCCGAAAGCTGCAAGGAAACCAAGCGGCTATATTTTATTAGATGGCCATGTTGTAGCGGAAACGGTGAAATGTGTTCATTGCGGCCATAACTGGGTGCCCATAGCTGGATCTGGCGTAACGAGAGGATGGTGCCGTAATTGTAACGGCCCATTATGTGGGGGCCATGAATGTTTCGAGTGTAAGGACTTTCGCCGTAAGGTGGATGAGTACGAAAAAGGAAAATTAAAAGTATTAAGATGACACCTGTTTTTTGTTGTGGTTTCGAATGTGGTATTTTATCAGCAGTTGGCGGCGAACATTTTCAATCAACTGGGACGGCATCTATAAGTACAACAACCGTGAGAAGCGGAAGCCGTTCTATTAGATTTAACCCAACAGCCGCAACTGGTTCTGCTCTTTCTCCTACTTTTTCATCTTCTCCTACTTATATATGGAGGCTTTATGTATGGTTTGCGTCATTACCAACATCAGATGCTAGAATTTCATTTATGAGTGGCCCTGCCGGCGATCCGGGGGCATGGTTTAAGCAAAGTGATTCTAGTATATACGCAGGAATATCCGGCGCTTATGGCGCAACGGGTGTGCAAATAACAACACAGAAATGGTATAGAATAGATATAAAAGTAGAGGCACAATCTAACCCCTGGTTAATAGATGTTAAAGTAGATGGTGTAGACTGTGGACAAAAAACTAACGCTGTGGCATCTTCAAGTAGCACTAATATCCGTATAGGCAATAATGCAAATAACACTATGGATATGTTTATTGATGATGTAATTATTTCACAAGATTTGGCAGACTACCCAATCGGTAAAGGCTATATACACCCTTACACCACGATTGCCGATGGCACTCACAATATTGCAGGAACCGGAGATTTTCAGCGTGGCAATACCGCTGTAGATATTCTTAATGCAACTACAACGGCATGGCAACTTGTTGATGATGTACCGTTGCCAAGTGGGGCCGTTGCTGAGGCGGATTGTTGGCGTGGTGTTGCGCCTGCAACGCCTGCAACAGATTACGTAGAAGGCTTGTTTGGCCCGGCGGCTGGTTTCCCAACACCAACAATTGCTCCAAGAGCCGTTGATGTAATACTAGCGCATCATCAAATTGCAACTACAGCCGGGCAAATGGAGGTTAGATTAAATGATAACGGGACAACCGTTACTGTATTTAATACAGGGGTAGGCGCAGCTGGCGTAACGACATACCGGTATGCCAGGAACCATTTTGCAACCGCGCCAACAGGGGGAGCTTGGACTGTTACAGCAGGGGCTGGGAATTTTAATAATATTCGTTGTCGTTTCTTAGCACAAGATGCAAACCCTGACCAATGTTTAGATGCAATAATGATCGAAGCGGAGTTTGCTGAATTTGAACATAAACAGCCAGAAATTCAACAACCATATTTCGGGAAAACGATAGTATTATCATCAGGGCAAAAAAATAACATCAAACTTCCTTGAGAAATAATTATATCATATATCAAGAAATAGCAGAGCCGCTTCATAAAGATTCGGTATCTGAAACTATTACCGTTGACAAATGGTATAAAGATCACCCCAAGCCTGTATTAAAGAAAGCACTATCAACAGCAATTCTAGCCGGTTCGTTTTTCATGCATCCGACTACAAGTTTTGCTGAAGATATTAAGTTAGATAAATGGTTCCAACCAACGCAACAACCGGTACTAAGGAAAGTAACAAGGCAGACCGGTGGTGAATCAAGATTTGAAGTTCCCCGTACAATACTATTATCTGATTGGCTTAATTCTTACCCATTACAATTAAAGCAACCATTACGAAAGCTACCATCAGGGGATACAAGAACCGAAGTTGTTTCGTCGGTAGAAGATGTAACGGTTGATAAGTGGTTCAGGCTAATTGAACAACCATATTTTAGTAAGAAAAGATTTTATTATACCGGCGAATCAAGATTTGATATCCCAAGAGATATGCTAATATCCGATTGGCTGTCTCAATACCCAAATCAATTAAAACAGAAAATTAGAAAAACTGATTTCGGCGAATATAGGTTTGAAGTACCAAGAGACATATTGGTTTCAGATTGGTTTAGGCCTACTGAGCAACCGCGAATAATTAAACTGCGTAATGTTAATACCGGAGACACAAGAACGGAATTAGAGATTGTATCTGCCGAGATAATTACACTAGATAAGTGGTGGCAGATAACACAGCAGCCTACGTTAAGAAAGGTTACAAGACAACCGGGTGGTGAGTTTCGTTTTGAAGTACCGAGAACCATTTTACTTAGCGATTGGTGGCAAGCTGCATCACAACCAAGGATAGTAAAATTAAGGGATAGTAATTTCGGGAATATACTTGTTGATTTTAGTTTGCCGGGGGTTGAAACAATTACATTAGATAAATGGTTCAGACAATTAAACGAACCAACAAGAAGAAAAGTAACCAGACAAACAGCCGGTGAATTTAGATTTGAAATTCCTTCGCTAACATTCGATTGGATTCAGCAACAACCACAACCGGTTAGAAAATTAATAACCAGGGTTTACACGCAGGATTATTCAGTTAGGGGAATAACAGTACAGGAGCTTGTAACATTAGATAAGTGGTTTAAAGAAACCAATCAGCCCAGAATAGTAAAGTTCAGGGATTCAAGATTCGGCCAATACTTTGTAGAAGTCCCACGAAATATTTTGATTACTGATTGGTGGCAAACAACACAGGAGCCGGTTATAAGGAAACGTCATTCGTTGCCTGTTGAGTATATGGTTGGTAATTTCCTGGTTGCATTACCTATTATCGAAAGTGAGATTGCTTTATTCCATAGCAGGATAACAACGAATGTAAATGATCAGTCAGAAATAACTGATGCTAATTTAAGTTCAGGGGTAACAAATGTAAATACCGGATCGGATATACAACCGGATGAATTACGATTAAGTTCACGAATAATTAATAGAAATGCTCTTTAACGGACAAACATTCAGACTTTCATTAGATACCGATGCGGATATATCATTATTCACAGGGACGATCTTATATACTAAACCTAATGGCGTGACAGGCTCATGGGCTGGCATAGTAAGTAATGATGTAGTTTATTATGATGTGCAAACGGGTGACGTTGATGTTACAGGGGTTTGGAGGGTTCAGGCTAAAGCGGTAAACGGATCGAATGTTAAGTATGGTAAAATACAAGTAATAGAATTTAGGAGTCATATATGAATTATAACGCAGTCATATCGGCATTAGATATTACGGATGAATCAGGAGTGTTTGAAGAACCTGTAAGCATCGAAGAAATGAAAGATTATTTAAGGGTCGAAGGGTATATTGATTTTGATGAATCAACTTCCGATAATCTTTCAAACTTCACGGGTGATGATGCTTTACTGGCTGACTTGATAAGATCAGCAAGAGAGCTTATAGAAGAAAAAGCCAGTATTACTGTTGTGCCAAAGACATGGGAAACGGTATTAACTAATCAATGCGGGATGATTGAAATCCCATACGGCCCGGTGCAAACTATTATTAGTTTAACGGATGAGTTTGGTAATGATATACCAAGTACAACGTATAAAATAGTTGGTAATAAATGGAAGTATTTGAAATCGCCTTGTCAAAAGAATATGACAATAACTTATACTGCTGGCTTTGATATACTGCCTGTTGCTATAAAGATTGACATAATGAGAACGGTTGCTTACCTGTATGAATATAGAGGTGATGAAGAAGGGGCTGGCAGAATGGCTTATAGACTGTCTTGTAAATATTCACGGAATACGGTTATTATATGAGCATACCTAAAACACAAATAAGAATCGAAAAATGGGCGGCGGCTAAGGATGCCAGAGGTAATGCTAAAGAAGCTGTTCAGACTATATATAATCTATGGGCTGAGATAGTTCAATCATCAGGAGTAAGAACAGACAGTCAGGGACAAACGAGATTGAATAAATCTAAGCAATTTAAAATCCGTTTCCGCCCTGATTGGCAAATTGATAGTACGTGGAAATTAGTGTACCTGAAGAAAAGGTATTCGATAACAGAAATAGAAAGAATAAATGAAAAACGATTTAACTGGTTAATAAATGGTGAAGGTTAATTTAATAGGGTTTGATAGGTTGTTGAAACGCATTGATGCTGCTCCGGCTAATATTAAAAAACAAGTTGGTGCAGAGATTCAATTTGCTGCTGAAGATTTCAGAGAAAGGGCTATTAATGATGCTCCCGTTGATCAAACCATTCTTACCGGGCAAATAACAGTTAAACATATTGATGCGGCAACTTTAGAGGTTGTATCAGGTGCTAAGTATTCTGCTTATATGGAATTTGGTACTAAAGGAAAATATCAATCAATACCTGGCATAGATGCTTCTCCATATAGGGGCAAAGGAACCGGAGATTATTTTGATTTTCTTAATAATATTTTGGATTGGGTAAAGAGAAAAGGTATTGGCGGTAAGTATAGAGGTTCTATTGCTGCTGGGCGTGTTACACTTAGTAAAAAGAAGCAAGATACATTAGTTGAAACAGCAGAAGCAATAGCGTGGTCAATTATTAGAAATGGTGTTAAACCTCACCCATTTTTCTTTAAGCAGATTGGGCCGGTAAGGAAACAATTATTAAGAAGAGTGGTAACCGTTTTAAAAGATACAATATGATCGCAGTAGATGATTTATTGATGGATTCATGGATGTCATTACTTGATGGTGTTATATCTGTTCCGGTATATAAGGAAGGTAGTGTACCAGAATCTGAAACGGGAAACTATGTTGAACTAAGATGGGAATCAAATTCATCTGATGATACGAAACAATCATTCAGAAGCGATGAAATTATTATAACAGATATAGTGACTTCATTCAATTTATCAGTAGATAGAAGTATATCAGCGGGTATTGATAACGAAATAAAAGCCTTAATAAATTCAACTCCTGGTATTCACAATTTAGCTGCTCAATCTGGTATCCAGATTTTGCACGTTCTTATGGAGACTAGCAGCGGCTTTGAAGAGTATTCATCAGGTAAAAAATATTATCGAAAGATAGTTAGATATAGAAATAGAATTGTTCAAACAACTTAAAAAATGATAACAAATGGCAACTAATGATTTTTTAGCGAACAACGTCGTGTTTCAGTATAAATTAGTAGGGGGTGCTGCAAGTACCTGGAAAACTATTGTATGCGAAACAGACATTAATGGTACGTTAAGTACAGATGTTACTACGCTTGTAACTAAATGCGGGCAGATTAAATCTCTTGGAGTGCCGGGTGCAACGATTACAGGAAGTGGAGCGGCTAATACAGCCCCTACATCTACACAAGCATCACTGGCTGCGGTACTTGACTTATGTAATGCAAGTACACAACTTGAAGGGAGAATGTTGAACATCGCAGTTGGTTCTGTAGCTACAGGTGCGGCGGTGCTTATCAGAGGCATTGGTTATTTCACAAGTGTTGCGCCATCGGCCCCGGCAGCGGGATCGTTGACCTTCGATTGGACATTTGAAATAACTGGTAATGTTGATACAACTGAAGCAGACGAATCGTAAAATTAATATATGAGCAAGAAAATAAATGTTACTCTCAATGAGAGGGAACTTACATTAAATTTCGGTATAGGTCGTTTTTACAATCTATTTAAAGAAGCAACCGGGAAGGATCTTCTTACCTTCTCGGAGGGCTTTGATACTGTTAAGTTGGTTGAGGTAACTCAGGGCATTGTTTATGCTGGTTACTATGCTGAATGTATAAAGAACAAGCTAACCCCTGTAATGACTAAGGATGAAATATTTGAGGCAATACTTGATTCAGATACTTCATTTATTAATGATGTGTTTGTTAAGTACTCTGATAGTGTTCGTTCCAATGGAGTTGCGCCGGGGGAGATAGTGAGCCAACTAACGCCGTAACATTAGAAAGTCTTAAAGAGGTTGCGTTCGGTTGGCTCGGTCTGATGCCGGAGGTGTTTTACGATATGGAGTTGGAAGATTTCTTTTTGATGCAGAAGGGGTATTTTAATAGACGCAAGGCTGATGAGATCAGGTTTGCAAAGGTTGCTTTTTATGTTAATGCAATAGGTGAAAACTTAGCCGGGAAAACAGCGCATGGGGAAAAGTTTATTATGCAATGGCTGGGAGAACAACCAAGAATGAAAACGCAGGAACAGTTAGTTAAAGAAAGTGAGGCGGTGATGGCCAGATTAGCACTTATGCAAAAAATAGACGACGAAAGAAAGAAGAATGGCAGAACAGCTAAAAATAGTAATTGATGCTGAAGTTAGCGGCGCATTAAGCGGTTTAAAATCCGTTGGTAATGTAGCGTCAACAGAATTCAAAAAGATATTGGGTTCTGCTTCTGCAATGGAGGCATCAATTACATCGTCTATTCAAAAAATTAATTCGTCATTAGCTGGATTAAAAGTTTCTTCTATAGATCTGAATGTAAATACTTCTCAGATTGATAGTGCTATTGCTGGTATAAAAACTAAGTTCTCGACCATTACAGATCCGAAGTTAAATATACTGGCTAATGCCACACAAGCAGAAGCAACGATCAATGATTTGATAGGTGATATTTCTAAGCTTAAAGGATCAGAAATATTTATTCGTGCTAATGATGCACAGGCGCTGAAGGTTATCAATGAGGTTGAGGCGGAGTTAAAAAGTATTTTAGATAAGCAGATAAACCTAAAGGTTAACACTACCGGTATTACTGATACGGCACAACGTATAAAGGCACTAGAGCAGCAGTTAATAAACTTAGAAGCATTAAAAGTTTCTCCAGATATTAGTTCTACTCAGTTAAAGTTGTTTGAATCTAATATACAAAGAATAAAATCTGAAATAGCTTCTTTAAAAACACAGGCTTTAGTTGTCCCTATTGGCGTTGATGTTGTGAAGGCGCAAGCAAGTGTAAATATACTATCCGAATCAATAGAAACATTAAGAGCAAGGGCAGAGGCAAAGAAAATTTTCATTACTACAGAAACAGATATCACTAAAATAGCTGCTTATAATAAAGAAATTCAAACATTAGAAGCACAAGTAAGAAGGTTGCAGAATGTAGGTAAGAAAGGGTTTGAATTATTTGTAGTCCCTAACCAAACGATAAATTCAGTTAAAAATCTTACTGCACAAGTTGCCGCTTTTGGTGGTGGTGTTAAGACATTTGTACCGCCAGCAATTGCAGGGTTTAAGCAACTGCCATCAGCTATTGCTCCTGTGATAAATCAATTGAAAGCGTTAGAAGCGCAATCAAAGGCTTCCGGCGCAGGATTGGGCAATGCATTTAGAACCGCTTTTAGTAGTGTTAGGCAACTTGCTTTAATTCTACCCGGGATTGGGGTAGCCGGTATTTTCGGAGTTGTTATTACTGCTTTAACAGAACTTACGGAGAGCTTATTTAAAACAACGGCAGCAGCAGTTAAAAATTCTGATGCTATTGAAGGAGCTGCGGATGAATATGCTCATGCAATATCAAGTGTAAATGAATTAAAAACTAATATCCAATTAGCCAAAGAAGGATTTATAAGTAAAGATGGTGTTGTTAAGCAATACAATGAATCAATAGGCAAAACAACTGGGTTGGTAAAAACTCTTGATGAAGCTGAAAAGGAACTTGGTAAAAATGCAGATGCTTATATAAAATTTACACTATTAAAGGCTGCTGCAAATTTTGCATTAGAAGAAGCGTCTAAAAAAGCCGTTAAGGCTGCTTTAATTCCAAATGAGGATATAAAAAAGAATCTTAATTTCTTCCAGAGATTAAATCTTCCATTTGAAAAAGCGCCATCAAGAGCAGCACAGGAACAAAAATTCTTAGCCCCTGTTATAGCTGGAGTTCAAAAAGAACAAAAAGAGTTTGAAAAAATTGCATCTGATTTTCAAACAGAAGCGGCCAAGATTGCAAAAGATATGGGCTTTAGTTTCTTTGATGATTTTAAAATAGACAAAAGTAATCTTAATAAAGAATTCGATGATACTATAGCTCGTGCAAAACAATTCGCAAAGGAGTTCGGGAATGCTTTTGTAGTCCCTGATTTAGAGGAATCATTTTTTGTAAGTAAGGATGAAATATTTAAGAGAGCAAAAAAACTACTTAGTGATATTAAGACAGGAGATTTAAAAATAAAACTGCCAGTTCAAATAACCACCGAAGCTGATTTTATATTCAACCCAGACGACTTCAAAAGAGGGGAGCAAGAATTAAAAGAACTTACTGATCGGTTCTTCAAAGACATAAAACTTCAAAGGGGTATTGATGTAGACGTAATACCTGATATTTCATTATCAAAAAGCTTTACAGATAAGATAGATAAGAAGCTAGATTTAAAAAAGCAGTTTGAAGAATTTGGCAGCGTAGGGACAAAAGCATTTGATAAAATATTTGACAGTATTAATACACTTGATTTTAAACAACTAACAGCTGGTATTGAGGAGGCAAATAGAAGTTTGGAATTCTTTAAGGAGCTTCAAAAAGATATATTAGCTACCGCTGGTTTAGTTACCGATGTTTTATCACCGGCATTTAATGAAATGTTTGATGCTATAGTAGCAGGAGAAAACCCATTGAAGGCGTTTTTTAATGGCCTAATAAAATCAGTTAATCAATTAGTAAAGAAATTAATTGCGGCTGCGATCCAAGCGGCAATTCTTTCAGCAATTACCGGCGGCGCATCCGGATCACTTGGTGGCTTCGGGAAAATATTTTCTAATTTATTAGG